CGTTATGCGTGCCGCCCGCTGTGTTAACAAACTGTGCTGAGAACTGGATGTTGTAGACGTTGTGCGTGTCCACGTACACCCGCGACGTTGGCGTCCCGATATACACGCCTTGGGTAATGTCGGTCGAGTTGAACGTCATGGCGTAAGCAGTGTTGATTGCCGCTGCTGTCTGGTCGGTCGTGTCGTAGAACGATCCATACCGCAGTCGAGGCAACTGCGGCGTGTAGGCGGGGGCTACTTCCAGCGCCTGAATGCTGGATTGCAGATTGGTTGGATCAAACGCCGCCTGCTGCGACGCTTCCAGCGCCTGAATGCTGGATTGCAGATTGGTTGGATCAAACGCCGCCTGCTGCGACGCTTCCAGCGCCTGCAACGCCGTGAGGATCGGCCCGAGATCGGACGGCAGGATACCTGACGAGATCTGCGCTGCCGACAGAATAGCGTTAAGATCTATTGCTTCGGCGGGCGGTCCTTTTTGGACGTCATCTAAAGAAACAAGGCTGTTGCCCGTCTGGTTAAACAGGCTGAGTAAGAACAAGTACCATTCGCGCGCAATCAGCCCAGTTTCCGGGTTTGTCAGCGGCACGCGCGGCGGGGTAATATTGGTGTTGTTAGGCATTGGTGCCGCTTATCTGCAACTCGGCACCCATAATAGCAATCTTGACTGGGTCGGTGCCGCTAACCTCGTACACGCGGTCGCGGATTTTTTCAGTCATGCCAAGGCGGCGCCAGATCGTGCGGTAGCCGTACTGGCCGATCTTGCCCATTGAACGCCAGTGCTCGTTCGACCAAGTATGGCCGCCGTCGTCAGACCAACGCAGCATGACTTCTGGATCGTATCCTGGCGCGGCAGTATACGCAGTTGTCGTCAAGTACATCGGCGGAACAAACGGAATAGGATAGTCTGGCGTATCGACTAAGGTTTCAAATTCGTCGCCAGCTTCCGTAGTGAGCGTATCTCCGCTTTCCGTCACAATGTCGTTTTGTACATATTCAGCAATAAGAAGGTCGCCGTTCTCCGCGGCCAGATCTTCGGCATCATACGCCGGGTATTGTTCCAACCCGACGCCCGTTTCGCAATCAAGCTGCAATGCGTGCTGCGCCGTGCGTCGCAACGTGTTTTCGCCAGTTGGCAGCGCCCGCCACGACCGCAGCCAACGCTGCGTTCCGCCGTTATAGGCGTATGTGTTTTGGTCAACAGTGTAGATATTGCCGTTTTCATAGTCGCCCAGCAGGTTTTTGCCGTTGAAAAAAACCTGCGTTTGTCCGAGATACCGCGTCCAGCTATCATCCCAACCCGCACGTTCATGCCATGCGCCGGTCGCGGCGTCATAAACCCATGTCTTTCCAACAGACGGAAACACAAGCACATAGAATGAATGGCCATCCTGCTGGTATGTGTACCCGATGGCGTTCGACAGATCGCCATACTGTTGAATTTGCCATTCGACAGCGTGCGTAGAAACGCGCTGACCTTGGTAACCATTGGCCACATAGACAATGCCTTGGCCGCGCGGATCTTTACCCAACCAGTAAATTTGGTTGTTCATCTTGGCAACGCTGTAGCGCGCAGCGCAGCCCAGTTCGTTAAACGCACCTTGAATGCGGGCCAACGGAAAGTCTGGCAACCCGGCGTTATACCAGACTTCGGTCGAGCTGTTGCCAAACAACCAGACTTCGCGATGGTCTACAATCATGCTGACGATGTTGTCAGGATCGCCTTCAGCACTAGCAAAATCCAACGGGTCAATGCTGGTGCCGTCCAATAAGGCGGTCACCCACATACGCTGGCTGTTTGGCTGAATGAAAACAAAGTAGCCGTCAAGATAGTCAACGACCGAAGCACCAGGGAAGTCCTGATCGGCGATCTGCCCAAAGACGCCGGTAAGGGTGTTGTAGATGTAACCCTTTGGGCTGGCCGCAATCATGATCTGCGTGCCGTTATCGGCCATGCTGACCAGCCCCGTGCCATCAACAGTGCCTTTGGCTGTTGCAACCCAAGCACTGTTCACTTGGTAGAAGGTATTTGCCGACACGACATAAAGATAGCCGTTGTGCTCCCAAAGCCCGCGAATTGGGCCGCTGCCGACAACAGTTTGCAGCACCAAGCCGGGGCACCGTTGAAGAAACGCAGGTTGTTTACCGCCTTCCGGCACAACTTCAGGAAACAAGTTCACCATGCGGCTGTCCGCAGCGTTTACGCTGCGGGCCGTGTACGCTGAACCAAGGATCGGCGTCTGCATCGTTTAGGCCAATACCGCGCCGCGAAGCAAGATCACCCACCACTCACTACCCAAGAATTGAAGGACGCAAGTGTCTCCCACAGCGCCGAACGTGATACTCGTGCCGTTAGCCAAGTTAGATGGCGTTAATACGCCTGTGTCGCCGCCTGCGGCTTCAGCCACATACACGATGGTCTTACGCTGGCCTTCAACGCCATCGACCAAAGTCAAGGCGTTACCCGCCGCCGTTGAAGTGAACTTAGTGACGGATTGGGTGATATTGACGGCGCCGGGGCCAGACAGCCCCTGTACACTTTCAATTATAGCCCCATTAAAAGTTTGATTGCCCGTAAATGTCTGCGCCGCGTCCGTCCGCGCAATGCTGGCGCTGGTAGACGGGAACGTCATCGTTGTGCTGTCCGTGCCCTCAAGTGTCAGCGAGTTATTGATTGTCAGCGTCTTGCCGTCCGTGCCCGCAAGTGTCAGCGAGTTATTGGCCGTCAGTGTCTTGCCGTTGGCAATGGTCAGCGTGGCGCTCGTTGCGGGCGCGGTAATAGCAACCTTGTTGATGGATGTAGCTGTTGCAACGCCAAGCGTTGGCGTCACTAGCGTCGGGCTGGTGGATAATACTACCGTGCCTGTGCCTGTTGATGTAGTAGAGCCCGTTCCGCCGCGCGCAACAGTCAGTGTGCCTGTCGTACCTGCGACAATCGGCAATCCTGTAGCACTGGCAAGCGACGAGGTGCTGAACAAAAGCGCGTTGGTCAGCTTTTTGGTAACGCCGCCTTGAACAATCGGTATTTCATCCGCAGCAGTAGCTGTGGTAGCAACAGGAAGTTGAGAGATGGCAACGTTAGACATAATTTACCTCAGTAATTTCCTGCAAAAATGTTGAACCGCTGGCGGGTTGCGACGATGCTGTAGGGCATCGACATGATGTCGTCGGGGTTGTTGATGCGCTTCAAGTTGCGCTTTGAAGTCATGGCGATGCGCTGCACCTGCCGCGATGGCTCAACGCCAAACTCAGGCGCCAGTTCACAAGCCAGATTGTAACGGAAGCAGCGCAGGTAACCTGGCGGAAACGCAAGGTCGGTCGCCAGATTGGCAGGCTGGGTCAGTTCCTCAACCGAAACAATGTGGAACTCCAGCACCTTGGTCGGCACCGGGTAGACGTACATCTCAACGTCGGGGTAGGTCATGTTGACCCACATCACCTGCGGGTAAGTGCTGGTGACGGTCTTGACGGCGATGCCGTTGTACTGCTGCTGATTGATCAGCTTGAGCCCATAGGAAATGCCACTAGCCGGATCGCGGAAATATGTGCTGTCGTCGATGGCGATAGGCCGGTTAGCGACAATATCGCCGGTCGGCCCGAACGTGCGCGACCGTTGACCCGGTGGCCAAGTGACGACCTGATCCTGAGTAGAGAACACGGCGAGGCGCTCGGTGTTCCACGACTGGATCATCTGGTTCATGGCGGCAAGCGCGTCCTGCGCCGTCTCGGAAGACGACGTTTCGCCTTCGGCCAACTGACCGATAAGCCGCAAGGATCCGTTTATGATGTCGCCAGCCGTCGTCATGTCATTCGTCCTGCGTTAGGCGGGGTCGCCCGCGGCGCCGGGGTTCAAGCATGACATTACTCGGTTCCGGCGTATCATTCAACTGTTCGTCCGGGTCAAACCGCACCCAACCGTGACTTTCGTCATACTGCGCTTCCATCTCCATGGTGGCAATCTTGACGCCGTGCTTGAAGTGACGAAGATAAATCATGTTCCCTCCAGAAGAAGCGGGCGGCCGGAGCCGCCCGCAAGGTTACGAAGCCACCAGCGGAATGGAGAACCAGTCCGTAGTGTCATAAGCGACAAAAAAGCACGCCGTTTTGGCGGCCATGCTAAACGCAGTAGACCCGGCGACGCCGTTAATTTGGGCGGAACCCGGAGCGTACACTTTGAGCGCGGCGTTAGCTGTGTCGTCGTTCTTGATGGCGATAACGCGACCAGCCGTAGGGGCCGGAAGGACGACACCCTTGGTGGCGTCAGCGGCAGTGACCCAACTGAATGACGCCGTCAGAGCCGTTGCATCAGCGCGGGTAGAACCGGCTGCGGCGGGCTTGGCGACATCAAGGTTGAGCGAGGACACAACCGCGCCAGAGAGAGTGCCGCCGGAAATGGCGGCGCCAGAGAGAGTGCCGCCGGAAATGGCGGCGCCAGTGATCGTGGTGCCCGAAACCAGTTCGGGATCGGCGTAAGCAACGCCCACAGGCTTTGTATTCGGCATAGTAGTCTCCTTGATGAGTTAAGGCCCCCGCCGAAGCGGGGGCCTTGTTGCTTAGGCAATACGATAAATCGTAAATGCCGCGTCGCCCGTCTTGCGGAAACGGAAGATGCCGGACGTATTGCTGGTCGCGGTCAGAGAGTCCTGAATGACCGCATTACCGACAAGGGTGTTGCCCGTGCCAGCACCAAACGTCACGTCGTTGGCTGCGTCGTCGCCGATATTGATGAACGCGCAATCAAAGGTCGAACCAACCTTCATGCTGGGGAACGCCGCATCAATAAGAGCGCCAGTCGGGAACGTGTAGGTGCCCGCAGACGTGCTGCCGCTGTCCATCGTGCAGACGCCCGTAGCCAGATTGGCTGCGGTGATGGTTACGGTTGCGCCGGAAAGAACCGCCGGAGTGTCAGAGTTGTAGAAGCTGATTTCGCCCAGATTGCCGTCACCGACCTGGTAGCCACCAGCGCCATTGGAAAGTGCCATGTGAGTATCTCCTATCTTTACCTGTTAGCCCCAGATGCGCGCGGCCATCTGCGGACGGATGGTCGAGAAGCCGTACAGCACGTCGATACGGCAGGGGAGCCGGTCGTTGTTGATGTCGTACTGGCGCACGATACGCATCGAGATGCCGTTGTGAACCTGGCGGGAAGCCATATCCACACCGCTCGGCATGAGAAGGTCAGCCGTGGCGAAGGAGATGGCGTCCTTGTGGTACACAAGGTTCTGCGGGTACTGGGTCGAAGCCGCGCCGATGAAGGTGACGGCCTTGCCGGTGATCGTCAGGGTGTTGACGGTCGCCAGAGCGTTGGACGGCGAGTAGAGCGCCGGGGACACAGCAAGCGTTACCGCGCCGCCAGACGTCGATGTGTTGGCGGCAGTCACGACGAACTGCTGAAGCGAACCCGTGCTTTCGCGGGTCTGCGGGTTGACGGAGAAGCAGTCAGCCACCGTGAACACGTCACCAACGGTGAAGGTCAGGGCGTTGCCAGCAGACGCGAGCGTGATGGTCGAAGCGCCTTCCGTAGCGTTGCCGTTGACGGTCGCGCCCGTGGCAGTACGCGAACCAGTCGTGTGCTGCTTGATGGACTGCGACATGTTGATCTCCTCGTAGCCGAGGATACCCTCACCCATCATGCCGTTCTTGAACTGGCGGGAGATCGTGTCAACGGGGTTGAAGAGACCCTTCATGCCTTCAACCAGACCCGCGTTGGCCGCCGGGTTCACCGTGGCGTAGCGGCTCGGCATCATGGCAGCGTACTCGTTCAGCTTCTGCTGGGCCTGAAGCAGGACAAGCGAAGTGGCCGGGGTCGTGCCGGGGGTGCCGACGGACGAGAAGATCGACTTGTAAGCATTGGCGACGTCAGCGTCGATGGAGGACGCAAGCTGCGAGATACGCGGCTTGAGCACACGGTCGGCGAAGTCGTCGAGCTGCATGGTCAGTTCGGCCGACGTGAAGTTGACGCCAATGTGCTTCTGGCTGGAGACGGTGAGCGAGGTGTGCTGCTCGTTGTCGTCCTGCACCTGAAGGGCAGCACCGTCGGTCACCAGCGCACGGTCGGGCAGACGGATGCGGAGGGTAGAACCGATCTTGGCACCTTCGACAGCGAAGCTGTCGTCGTAGGCGCGGTTGACGTTGCGGGTGATCACCAGGTTGTTCTCAAGGATTTCGAGAGCCTTCCGGGTGATCATGTCGATAGTAAGAATGCTGTTAGCCATTGTCTTTTCCTTGGCTTAGCGTTTGCGTTGTGCCTCGTACTTCTTCGTCTGACGCAGCCGTTCTGCTTCAATCCATTCCGACGTTGACATGCTCTTGATAGAGCGCGGGTCGGTGGTGTCGAACGCAGGCGCACCAGAGGTGCGGGCCGTGACCGGACTGATAGGAGCCGGGGCGGTTGAAGTCTTCTTGGCCGGTGGAGACGACGCCAGTCTGGCCTCGATCTTCCCGATTTCCCGTGCCTGCAAGAGCGGGCTGAGGCGCGCAATCCGTTCGGCTTCCTTTGGGTTCGACCCCAAGTGATAGATCACATCGGGACCGATCTCGGAAGACTGAATGGTTTGCGCCATCGTTTCCGTGATTGGCAGCTTCGGGTTGTAGGCGACCTGTTCAAAGTCGTCGTACTTGCCGCGGGCTTCCTCTTCACGGTCCTGATAGGCTTCGAGCGTTGCCGTGCGTTCCGCCTCCGCTTCCCGCTGGGCCAGCATCTCTGCCGCCTTGCGTTCCGCCATGGCTTCTGCGTAGGCTTGCGCGTTGGTGAAGTCGTCGGGCTTCAGCGGTTCCGGCGGTGGTGCCGGGGACTGGGCCGTCTGCTTCCGCGCTTGCTCGCGCTCCCATTTCCGTTGTTCTCTTGCGAGACGTTTGCCGACGATGGCGTCCAGTTCTTCCTGAGAGAAGGTCTTGGGCGCATCCGTAGGCGTCGGTTCCGGCGATGAATTGTCTGGTTCAGAAACGGGGGCCGCCGTGGGAGCCTGTTCCGGCGCGGTCGCAACCGCTAGTTCGTTCTCGGTCATTCACTTACCTTTCGGTTCCTGGCGTACCCTGCCAGTAGGGTTAGGCTTTGTGTAACCCAATTTGTTACGGGTTAGCAACCCTGACGTTTTATGCGTTGGAAACATCAAGGTCTGAACGACCCGTCATATTGGATGCAATTAATAAATTTGTTTGTTGCAGAGCCAGTGCCAGTGGAGAATAAACTGTTTGCGTTGTTAGTGCCAGAGTTTCTGGCGACAGCATTGTTTACGACTACATACGAACAGTTATTGAGGTATATACCATAAGTAGACGGATGGTTGTTGTCGTTGTAACAAACAGACCGAACTTCACCATACAAAAGTCCGCTTACCTCAACAGCCCTAGATGCGTTTGTGCCGCAATTTCGGATAAAATCCCGCCCAAGCGAAACACCGTAAGACCCGGCTGCAACAAGACCTTGCAACGGAAACCCGACAACAGTGTTACCATCGGTCCTTACAAAGTTTGATGTTGAAAGATTTATGCCGCGCTGCGTTGTTGTTACCCCGTCAGCGGTAACACTGTTGTCTTTCACAACCAAATCGTAGTTGTAATTGGCAGAGATGCCTGTTGTAGACCCCCTGACAATATTACCTTCGACCAGAACACGTGCGCTCGTCCCCATACTGATTGCGCCTTGTCCACCAGTGTTGTCGTGGACAAAATTGTTTCTGACGATGATGTTATCGTTATTACCTTCGCGGCCATACACACCCCAACCACGCGCGGCGAGGACCGGGTTAATACTTAGTGTTCCAGAACCTGCATCTGGAAACGAAGATACCTCTTGCCACCCAAAAGCAACGCCAATCTTAATTTTTGACTGCGTAGCGTCAATGTCAACAATCTGATAGCGGGTGTCGGTAACGTTTGCAGGCCATACAGCACCAGAGGCTGTCTGTTTCACCAGCCACATGCCGACGTTAATACCTAAGTCGTCAGTCAACCTATCGACGCCAGCGGTGCCGCTTGTTACAGTCATGAAGCCTGTCGCAAGATCGAAGTTAGAAACCCCTAACCTATCCCCTGTGCGATATACGGGGTCGTCAAATTGGGTGCCACCAGCAGCAGACGCGATACCTCCACCCGCATTATTAAACACTTCATTTTCTTCAATAATTACTTCGCTACCAAAAACGACAATAATGCCCGTGTTGTCATTATTGTATACGCGATTGCGCCTAATGACACACTGCATAATTGCCGATTGGCCGTTTGCCATGTAAAGATTTGCTTCAACGTCGATCCCAGCTTGAGGCGAATTAGTAACGGCCCCAGAAAGATCGCAACCCTCAATCAAACACCCATGCACGGCAACCACCGAGATCACGTTACGCCCCGGATTGGTGCCCTTGCAATCTATGATGCTGATGTTTTTTGAAACATTGTTGGCGGCGGGGTTGCCACCAATGTAGAAACAGTCATCACCGCCGCCGCCGGACCCATCGGCCCACAGGCCGCGCACAGAACACCGATCAGCACCTTGCAAGATGTAAATGTTATGGCTGCTTTGTGAGCCGTCCATCGTGGTCTTTGCGCCGTACCCCCAAATATGAACATCAGGCTGTTGAATCTGAAAACAGCGAGAACCGCCGCTAATCGCGACAATGTTTACCCCCGGCTCAAGAAAAATAAACGTGTCGGCGACTGGAATAATCCGGTCTGTTAGATAAGTCCCCTTGGGAAAATACAGAGTTTTTCCTGCGGCAGCAGCAACAGCCGCATAGATAGCCGTCGTGTCAATCGTAATGCCGTCTCCAGCAGCACCAAAGTCTTTCACGGATATAATATCGCGCATTTTATCTTGAGCGGATCGTGCAACTGCACCCGCGCCAGAAGATAAGAAACCGATCCAGTCAGACCCATCTGCATCCGCCAAATCTTCAACATTACCGATTTGGTTATTAAACCCAGTAAAAGTAATCTGAGATGCGGGCGGGGGTGCAGGAACAGAGACGTTGTCGTATGTACCCAACAAAACCGACGCAGATGTGTTGATAACAAATTTGTAATCTGAACCCTCAGTCAACCAAATCTGGCCACCTGGCACACGCCCCGCGCTGTCTAACACGATAGGGTTAGTGTGCGGCGTGCCGCCCGTTACAGAAGTGTATGTAGTTTGCGGCGTAGTCGTACCGGCTGCGTAGGTATATATTTTACCCCCGGACAACGGTTGACCGTTGTTGTCAAAAAACTGACCTGCATAACCGCCAATAGGCGAGGGATTAACTGGCATACTTATACCCTCAATATATCCGTTAACAAAAACGTGTGCGCGACAGCCATGACAAACAAACTAAGCATGTCAGTACGCTTTCGTCACACTGTTAGTCCATGCCTCAGCAGAGGCAATCGTTGAGGCCGACAGATTTGTTGCGGAGAAACGCGCAATTAAGCTATAGAGCCTGCCGTTAAAATATCCAGCCGCAGTAGCTTGTCTGCCTATGTATAGTACCTGCGAACCAAAACTTGTCACCCCACTATCCGTAGCAGAGCCCGTTGCCTTGACCGTTCCGTTTTCTCTCAAGGAAATTTCACCTGCTCCTGCTGCGGCGGCGTCATACAGAGTTGAAAACACAACTGTATACGGCGCGACTTTGGTAACGCGCGGTGACAAGTTAAGAGCCGACCCATATAGAACGGCGCGGTAGGCATCCGTCGAACCATCGCCAGTAATAAGACGCATCATGGCATCTGTCGCAGTAGTAGTGGTATCGCCAAACTGCCACACGGGGCTATTGTTTGACCTTGGCAATCCTACTCTGGTGCCTGCAAACATCTGCGCTTTTGTTACGCTGCCAGGGTTAATGCTCGCCGTGGCAAGAAAATCCGCCGTACCATCAAAGAAAAGGTAATACGGGAAATTTGTGGTGTCGTAATCAGTAGCTGTGGTGACACGCTGATAGGCTGGGAGACCTACGCCATCGCTGGTGACGCGGAGATCTGCGTTTGTAACCGTTCCCGATACGGTAATGGTAAGCGATCCGGCAGTGCAAGTAATAGAGTTGCTTCCTGCGGTATACGTTCCGGTGGCTGTACCCGATAACGTGACGGAACCATCGCCGCTAAAGGCGAGCGTGTAAGCCGTTGCAACAGTTGTTACCGATTGCGTAGACAGCGTAGCCGTAGCCAAAAGCTGGTTCACCCTAGCACTCAGCACGGGGCAAGAGGCTGGTGTGGCTTGCGTGGCGGTGTTGCCGCGACCGGACTTGTCAAGAATGCGGCCTACAGATTGCTCCACCGCTGTAACAGGCGTGGTCCCCGCGCTGTCTTGGAACATCGTGGTGAAATCGGACGGGTCGTACCAAACACCTTGCTCGCCCGCTGCAAAAAGCGAAGCAGGGTTAAATGCTTGACCTGCCGACAGCATCATCACGCCGTAACTGGGCTGGTAATAGTCCAGATACCGCTTAATGCGGTCGCCGCCATCAAAACCAGCCGGGGAGCGGATCATGCGTAGTAAGACACGTTGATGGTTGCGGAAGCCGTCTGCTGGATGAACTGGATGGCCTTGAGGTCGCCGTCGTAGGACAGCGACACGCCCGTGGCCAGCGGCATCCCGACCGAGGCGGTCGGCGCCGTGCCGTCATCGCGCCAGCGAACGGCCTGCGTCTCCGCAACGACCAAGGCCAGAGTGGCCCCGACCGGGACGGTCAGCGCAGTCGATGCAGACAGGCTGGTGATCTGCTGGTAGCCCAAACACTGCGTGGTGGTCTTAAGGCCCATGATAGCCTCCTTATGCGAGGAACTTGAGTTTGTAAATCGTAGTATAGTACAACCCTACGATCTCGTCGATGACGTTCTGAAGTGGCGTGCAGTCCTTGTCTACCACCTTATACCGAATGTCTTCAATTTCTGTCGCCTGCCGCTCAAGAAATTCCAGCACGTTGCTGGACTTGTCCGCCGACATCAGCATGACCGGCCCGATCAGGCCGTACTTGCCCTGGTACATTTCGGCAAACTTGTCGGCAAGGTCGATGATTGCCGGGTAGAACTTACCCAACGCCTTGTGCTTGGCAAACGACCGTGTGTTGAGGTGTGCCGAGTGCGTTACGTCGCGCGCAAGGAACAGCATACCTAGAAACTTGTCGCAACCGCTCATACAGGGGCTCCTTCAACAGGCATTTCGGGCGGCAGCGGCATCTGGCGTTCGGACGGCTGCGGCATCGTCGGGCGTCCGTTTGAGATGTCGCCCGTTTCGATGGCCGCTGCGATGGTGCCCATGACGATGTCCTGTATCTGGTCAGGCGTCATGGCGTTCTGGACCGCCGAGATGCGCTTGGTCTCGGCGTCATACGCTTTAATCTGCAACTCCTGCGCTTCCATCGAGTTCTGGATGTTCTCGACCATACCCATGGTTTGGTTGAGCTGCTGGGTCAGCGCCTCGATCATCTGCTCGGCAGACTGGAGTTCCGGCGACTTGTCGTCCTCGGCCAGCACTTTCGGGTCGATGATCTTCTTGAAGCGGGCCGCCATCTCCTGCGCACCCGGCCAGTCCATGTTCTTGATGAACAGGTCGCCCGCCACCTGCCACAACTGCGGGCTGGTCTGGAGGATGTTGGCCATGGCCTCGACGGCCTCCTGGCGCTTGGTCAGATAGCTCGGGCCCGTGGTGATGACGACGTCGTAGGTGCCGACCGTCGGGTTGTAGATCTTCTCAATGACGTTGCCCGCAGCGTCCATGATCGGCTTGACCGGCTCGGGCTGCTGCGGGTTGATCTTGGCCATGCCAACCTCACCGTCAACGCCGATGATGCGCGCGATGCGCTCGGTGTCGTAGATCTTGGGGATCATGTCCACAAGCTGGCGGGTGATGTGGCGGATGGCGCGGCCGAGGTTGTCAACGTAGTGGTAGGTGCCCGTGTCGCCCTCCTGCACGCGCGCGAGGATGGCCTTGCCAGAGCGTTCGTTGCCCTGCTGGCCGAGGCTGGCGTTGTACTGGCCGGTCGTAGACTTGATGTCCTCCGCGGCGCCCATCTTGGCCTGAATAAGGCCCGTCTGCGCCATTGGCGGCTGAGAACGCTGCGGGAGAGGCAGGACATTTCCCGCGCCGTCGGTCACATCCGGGTTCACTTCGAGGTACGGCCAGTTGGTCGTGTTGGCCGTCTTCCACTGCATCTCGTATCCTTCAAACTGGCCGCCATAAGCAACGAAGGGTGCCTTGGGCGCCAAGGCCAGCATCTCGGCCTCCTGGCTGGTCCAGTAGTTGTACATGCGCTGCGCGTCCTTGGCGTTGCGCACCAACCCGGAGATGTACAGGCGTCCGTCTACCTCAAACTCGTTGCCGACGACCCGCACGACCGGGATGTACTTGCCGATCCACTCGCGTTCGTCCAGCACCTCGTAGCCGTTGGTCTTGACCCACATGACCTTGCGGCGGTCAACGGTGCGGGTGCGCACCGGCTGGCCAAACATGGCCTTGAGCTGTCCGTCCTGCGGCGTACCGTTGAAGGCCGTCACGTTGCCGGGGTACAGGTTCAGCTTGGCCTTCTCATGGTCGATGTAGAAGTATTCCGCGATACGGACGGTGTTCTGACTAATCCATTGGCTTAGTGACTGGTCGCCAATACCCTGCGCCATGATGGACGTGATGGGTGCTGCGTCGGGGAACATCCGCTCAAACTCTTCCTTGAGCAGGTCTTCCGTAATGAAGCACCACTTGGCGTCGGACCCGCACGGGTCTTGGATCGTCGGGTCCATATAGACGCTGAACGAGTTGCGGATGCGGCCGATGCGCAGATCCTGATCAAAACTGTCTTCTCGTGCATATTCTGTCAGGATGCGGATGTAGCCCTCGCCGTAGGTCACCTGGTTGTCGCAGGCGGTGTCGTAGGCCACGTCGGCGTCCGACATATACTCGATGTGCCGGATGATGCCGTCGAAAACCTCGGCCACTGCCACGTCGGCGTTGTCGTCAGCCGGGATCACCTTGCCGCTGGGCCGGTTCTGCCGCTGCTGGTTGGTGACCTGCCGGACGTGCTGCGGCAGCTTGTTGATGGTCAGACAGGGGCGCGCGTTGATCGTCTGGCCCTGCACAGAGCCACGCGTCGCCAGCACGTCGGCGGGCCACTGCCACTGGTTGTCGGGCGAGCCTGCCATGAAGCGCAGGTCGTCCAGTTCGTCCTCGCGGCTTTCGCCCAAGGCAGAAATGGCCATGGTAAAGCGCGACCGCATGGTCGAGAGCATGTCGCTCTTGTCCGTACCGCCGTTGGCGACCTTGGCCGCGCCTTTCAGACCATCATCAGCCATTTACCTCTTGCTTCCTGTTCCGGGGCCAAACTTCTCCATGCCGCCGCGCGACGAGCGGCTTGCGCCGCCGGTCGAACGGCTTGCGCTAGATGTAGCTGTCCGGTTACCCGTCATGCTTGACACGTTGCGGCCGCTGCTGTCTTTGCGCGGGCCAGCCTCGCCTCTTTTTGCCATGGCATTGCGCTGCATCTGCTGGAAGGCTGTACCACCAGTTTTTGTCGCAACGCCAGCCTTGGTCACGGTCGAGCCAGTCGTCTTGCCGCTGGTAAAGCCCGTTGTGTCGCCCGTTGCGCGGTTGACCGCCATGCGGGCGGGTGCGGTTGCAGGGGCGTTGGCAGGCGTAACGCGCTCAGAAACGGTCGTGCGAATAACCTGCGGAGGCTTGGGCTTGGGCTTGGGCACGGGCGCGGCGGCTTTCTGCTTAAGTTTGGCCAACTGCTGCCTGCTGTACTCGTCCATGCGCTGGCCAACGGGCTTTACGGGCCCAATCGGCTTGCTGTACTTTATGCCAAAGGGGCCAAAACCGCCCGACAATTTGCTCTTTGGTTGCGTACTTCCTTGAAAGTCGCCTTTGTAGTCGGCGGTGTTGGGAATTTGACCGCGGTCTGATTTATACGCAACAGAACGTTTAGCCATCTTACTTGCCCTTTTTGTTCTGTGCCTTGCGCTTCGTCGCGTAGGCGATGGCCACAGACTGCTTTGCGGGTTTGCCCGCAGCCATTTCAGTCTTGATATTCTTGCGGAAGGCGGATTTACTGGAGTTTTTGACTAACGGCATGTCACTTGTCCTTTCTGGAGCCCTTGACGCGCTTCATGCCGGGCAGCCCGCCGTAGCTGGACAGCGACCGCTGCGCGGTTTTGGCTGATTTCTTGAAGTCGGCGGCAGTTGGAGCACCTTTGGCGCCAACTTTCCGCATCTTTTCGCCTGATCCGGCGGCAATGCGGGCCTTTTTAGCGTGAATTGCAGCGTAAAGTCCGGGTTTCTTGGCCATTTTAGCACTTCCACCGTCTCATTGAGGCTTTGGCGCGGCTGCCTTCGCCTGCTTTGGCTGCAATTGGTCGCATACGCTTACAAAACGACGTTTTTCGCGCCTGTTCTGCATCATTACGCGGGTTTGGCGCGGGCGGCTTCAACTTGCTGCCCGTCGCCTTGTTGTACTTGGCACGTCCCTTGGCCGTCAGCCCGGCGCCCTTGCTGACGGGCAGCTTCTCACCGCGTCCTACCGACAAAGATACGCCTTTGCGCGCCATCAGGAACCTAGCCAAGAGGTTGAAACACTTGACTGACCATAAGCCTTGCGCGGCGTCCTGTCAACGCGCTCGCCTCTGGAGGCCACGGGGAACGCGAATGTAACGGCTATCGCGTCTGCGGCGTCGGGGCTTGCGAGCCCACGGGCTTTCATCTCCTTCTTGCCTTCGAGGAAGATCGTGCCCTTGCTGTCCGGCTTCATCAGCGGCGAGATCAGGTCCGTCTTCAGCACCCGGTCGGGTGGGATCGACGCGGTCTTCAACCATTCCCGCATGGCTCCCCACATCTCGGCCCGCTTGTTGCCGTACATGACCGGCTTGCTGCTCTTGGACCCAAAGTTCACCCCCTTGACCTTGTACCGCTGCTCCTTGAGCCGGTCCACGACCCCCGCGCCCAGCCCGCCCTCGTCGATCACCACCATCGTCGGCTGGAACTCTTCCATCGCCTCGATGACGCGACCGACTACTTCCATGGTGTCGTCACCGCGGTAGCGCTTGATTGCCACGATGTCTCGGCCTTGCCGTACCGCGATAACTGTAGCGTCGGCACCGAAGCGTGCCGGGTCCACGCCGAGGACCACTGGAGCCGAGGCGTCCTTATAGCGGGGTCGTCCCATGGCGTCGTCGACGAGATGGATCGGGATGAACTGGTCATCTCCAGCCGAGGGAAACTCACCGTAGACCTCAACATGCGCCTGAACGCTGTCAGGCCCGTATTCGAGGATGATCTGCTCATAGACCGCCTTGTCCGTTCCTTCGACCGTGCGGGCGTCCACGGTCTTGTTGCGCCAGAAGTCCCGCTTGGCGTTGAACGCCTCGTAGAAGTAGCCCGTGTTGCGGCGGGGGTTGGAGAACGCCATCCAGAAGCGGTTGGGCGTGTTCTCGGTGAAGAAGCCCGCTGCCACCTGCCAGATGCTGTCGGAGATACCGCTGGCTTCGTCGAACACCAGCATTACACCATCGAAGTTGTGCACGCCCGCGTAGGCGTCCGGGTTCTCTTCCGACCACAGTCGCCCCTCGACGCCCCAGTAGCGCGTGCCCTTCTTCAGGTCGCGCTCGACCAGCTCGGCCAGCCACTTGGCGGGCATGACGCGGGTAGCCGAGACCTCGAACCAGTGACTGTTCAACGCGAGCGCCAGCCACTTGGTGATCTCGGCCCAGGTGATCGACCGGAGCTGCGTCTCGGAGTTGGCCGACACGATGGTGCTGGACCCGATCCGGGTCGTCAGCATCCAGATGATGAGCCACGAGACGAGGGCCGACTTGCCGATGCCGCGGCCGGAAGACACGGCCATGCGGAGCACGTCGAAGTCCACCTTGCCGCTGTTCTGCCTGATGTGCTCGGCCAGATCGCGCAGCACCTCGCGCTGCCACTTGCGCGGGCCAGAGAAGTGCTCCAGCGGCGTGCCGGGCTGCCCCCACGGAAACAGCCACATCACGAACTTGAGCGGGTCGTCCTTGAGCGACGGCGCCCACAGGGACGCCATCAGGTTCTGCTCGTCCTCAGCGCTGTAGCGCGTGGTCTGCATTATTTGCGGCGGCTCATAAAGCCTGTAAACGCCGACATTGCATTGCGCGTGTTTGCGTTGCCGCCAGAAAAAACGCCGGACAACAGGTCAGCAAACGCATTTCCTTGCTGCGATGGCGCAGGTTCCTCGGGCGGCGACATGAACTGGTAGAACATCTTGCCCCGGCTGCCCAGCATGGACGGGCCCACTATGCGCAGCAGTTGTTCTATAGACTGCGCGCGGTCACCAAGGTCTTCGCGAAATTCTGGTCTCAAGGTCCAGCCGGAATAGTCAGAGAACATTGGCCGCGCGCGGCGTTGGTTTTGGCCAAAATCAAACCTTTGGCCTGCCGTGCCGGGGGTGCGCCCAAACAATCCTGTAACAAGTTGTTTTTGCGCCGAAATGTCAGGTGATTTCGGAAACATGCGTTACCTCCGTTGCAACAAGGTCAATTACGCGCCGCTGCGCCTCTTCCAACGCCGCCGTGATGCTGATCTTCTGCTCGATGCTGACCTCGACCGCCTGCTTGGCCACCCACCCATGGGCGTAGCGCAACATCTCGGTCGCCGCCTTGGCGTCGCCCGCCTCGGCAGCGGCGTACAGGGTGGTGGCCATGGCGCGCTCGCCCTCGGCGCGGCCCTTCTGTTCGGCGTACTCTGCGATGGGGTCCATCTGGCAGAGCTTGCGATACTCGACCGGCGTCATGCCAGCGGCGAGTGCCAGGCTGTCGCCCTTGAGCCCCAGCTTGGCAGCCGCGTAGATCGCCTCCAGACGCGCCTCGGTGGCGGTCAGTGGACGCGGGTCGTAGGGCAGTGAGTGGAAGGTCATGACGTCAAGATAGCGCGGGTTGGCTGTTTGAGCAAGCGTCAAGTATTTTGTTGTGAGCGTGGAGAAAAAATAAAAAAATTCGTGCAGCCCTTGGCCACGGCAACAGCAGCCGCGCTTGGCCCTGCCCCCCCCCTCCCCTCTGAGCACTCGCAGCAAAATGCTGCACTGCACCAATCTGCTAGCATGGTAGCAGGCTAGCCTAGCTAGCATGCTAACATGTTAGTTGCTGGCGTGCGCGCCTGGCGGCTATG